TTCAGTCTTTGAAATATCAACAATGTCCATAAACAAAACCGATAAATTAAAGCCTAAGCTATTCTCTTTTGGTGTTGAATTGTTAACAATAATGTGAACGTATGGGTAAATCGTTTGCTTGGCTAAATCGACCTCAAATATATCGCCAGTTGAAACGGTGTTCACAAAACCTCCGTTCTTTAGGTAATCTCTTAATGTACTGACTGCGTAATAAAATCCGGTCATTGTCTTTGTGATTTAATCATTTTCATTTCTAATTCGTTCTTTTGCTTCTCAAATGTTAGGAACGTTAAGCACTGGTTAATTGGTAATTTGGTAATTTCATTAAATCGTCTAACATCTCCCTGAGCAAGTGCATAGATTGAAGAATACCATCCCCACCGTTTTCCAAACTGCGCTTGTTCAGAATATCCATCTGCGGATTCTCCACTAAATAATCCATCGTACTTTTCAATAATTCTTTCCCTAAATGCCAAAAAAAAACCACCGCCCCAAGCGTTACGTTTAAAGGTGCATCTTTCATTAGCTCACAATACCTTTCACTTCCATCGTATTCCTCAATCAAGTATCGTTCGCCCATTGTCTGCTTAATTGGTCGATAAAGCACCGCCATTGCTCTATGCATCTCATCCCAATTTGTGATATAATTGTCCAAGTCCATGTATTCACCGCTTGACATATCATCCAAGTTAGGAATAAACCCAAAGGTCTTTCCGTTCATTTCAAACTTTGTCGTTAGCGATGGCAACTGCTTAAACAATCCACCTATTATCTGCGTAGCATCTTCGACATCTTTCTGCCTCATCTGCCCGACGATATTCATGTCAATCCCACAAAAGATTTGTATCATCTTGTGGTTTAAGAAATCGCTTTCCTCATTCTCGCCTACAATCTTCAGAAACTTCTGATATTGATGTAGCTTTATTTCGCTTAAATCGGTTGGGATTGAAATCTTTACCTTCATAATGTATAAACAATTTTGTTAATATTCTGTCTTAATAAATATGGTAATTGCCCTGATTTGGATTATCTAAATGGTAAATGATGTTATAACGTGCCGAATCAATTCCGTGATTCCAGTCATCAATGTATAGCTTACTTGCCTTATTTAAATAACAATAGTTGTTAAACTCCTTTGCTAAATTGGTCGATTGCGGATCAAGAATGATTTGGTAGTCTTGCATCCTTACAATACCTGATTCAATCGTTCCTTTCTTTACTGGTTGAATGTTTATCCCTTGAAAACGTAAGTCATCAATTAGTCTTGGCTCTGCTGAATCTGCAATGATTAAACCACCGCCAACTTTATCCTTCATTAACTGAGCCAAAACGTGCGTCTTTAATCCACGTTCATAAATCACTTCTTTGATGTAGATTATCTTCTTGGTCTTGTCAATTGCCACTTCTGTCAAAGCATCTGGATCGATTGAGAATCCAAAGTCCATTCCGAATGATGTTTGTAATCCATTAGGATTAAACGTTCCGAACTGCCAATTAGTAAAGACAACTCCTTCCGCTTTATCCAACCATCCCCCAAGTATTGCGTGTTGATATTTCTTAGGATTAGTTTCTTGCAAATGCTCAACTTGTTGAATAAATGAAGCTGATAAGTTTTTTTTATTGTCGATGTAGGTTGTGTGAATGTAAGTCGAATTATCTTTTGTCAATGACTTTCCTGATTCAACTCCTTTAGCCTCAAAAAATCTTCGATAAATAAAATGCTCTTTAGTAACTGGGTTCAAAATAAGAATTACTCTATTTTGTTTCGTGTTATGTCTGACCGATAAATCAATCTTGTCAAATACTTCTTCATCCACTAATTCTTCAGCTTCATCCAGTACGAATGTCGTAACTCCAGCCAATGATTTAAGGTTTGCCGTTTGCGTTCCACTCGAATTCTCGTGTTCGTTACTATGACAATTAAGCGTGACATACGCGGTTATGTATATTAATGAAAAGATCAAAGGCCTTTTTGTTGTTATGGATTTTAATCCAGGTTGGAGTGCTAGGCGTTATAGCCAGGCAATCACGGAGATAAGGGAAAATGCGCCGGACCCTGGGACGATGCGCTTCGAGCTTCAGCGTCTTCGTCGCGCTGCTTTGCGCAATGATAGCGCGGATGCGGTCCGTGCAAGATGGCTTCAAGATGATGCTGGCATTCCTACGCCTCCTGGTTTTACGGATGCTCCGCGTCCTGCTCGCGGTGGTATTTATGAACGCCTTATGGCGGAACTTCCTGCTGCACTGGGGGAAGGGGGGGTGTCTGAGCGGCGTGAAGCCGCTCAGCTCGCTGAACAGCGGGACCGCTTCGATCGTGAGGAGGCGGCCATGGCGCGTCAACGGGAGCGAGAGCAACTCGAGCGAAATATGCTAGATGGTGAACCTGCGCAGCAGCGCGGTGTTGTGCGTGATCTTATACAAAAGGCTCCTGCCGTAAGTGCAAAGTATAAGATCTGTGATGTCCAGATGGATATCGGTATCGGTGGATCGCTAGATCTTCCTGTCTTTGGGTTTATGCAGTCGATTACGGTGGGGTCGCTGGGTAATCAGCGTACCGGTAGGACTATTCGGATTCGTGCGATAGAATATCGTTTACGTGCTTCAAATATCACTTATCGTCGTCAAGAGACGAATGCCGGTTTTACGTGGGCTGGTACTCCTGGTATTGCCGGGAGTACTAGGACGGTTCCGGCTATTATTGTTCCGGTATCCTCGTGGCAGACGTTCTTCTACGATGCTACGGGTGCTCTTCCGGCCGTTCAACTTCAGAATAATGGTGCTATACCGCCCATTATTAATGTGGCTCCGGTTGCTGTTCCTTTGGCTACAACCGAGCTTGCGTCTGCTACTGGTCCTGCTGCGGCTATAACGTTAAAGGCCGCGGAAGTTAATATTGTGGATCAACAGGGCTTTCCGGCTTTGCCGGCTATTGTATTGCCTCCTTCGTATTTCATGAAGGGTTACTTGGGTGGGGAGATGCCGACTGTTCGTGTGGGTATGTTTGTGGATCATAGCCCGCAATCTGCGGTTGTGTTTCCGGCGATTGGAATGAGCTGCGGTGATGTTTTCGAGACGGAGGGTGTGTATAATGATTATCCCGGAGTCTGCGGTGTTTACAATCAAAAGACTTTGGATCGGTTCACGCATATATTCGATACTACTTGGGAGCCTCGTGCGTGTGCTAACGAGGTGATAATGGTCCGTCCTGCAAAGGAGGTGTGTATTAATGTGTCATATCCGGCATCGGCGGTGGGTGTTCAGACGCAACCTATGATCAATCAGATCTATTTGTATGCTACGTGCAGTGAGCCGTCTGATATTATTCCTGGGTCAGAGACCCCTTACCTTTTAGAAGGATGGGTCCGATTCTTTTATGAGGACGACTAAGTAAAAAACTCTCTCTTTATCTATCTAATCGACAGTGAGATGAGGAGCAGTGTTCTGCCAGAACAGCTGTCCCTGAGTGAAGACATCTAGTTGATCGTCAGTGCCCTTCAGTAAGTGAAAGGAAGCGATAGCCCCGCGAGTGTGGAACGAGTCCGCCTTGATGAGCTTGATGCTGGCCGTCCAGGCAGTGTCGCAGTTCTCGTCGACTCCGCAGGCGAGATACTTCGCGTAGGTGACGCTCAGTATGTAAACCTTCTGCGTGTAGCCCTGTGTGTAAGCGGACGCAGAGTTGATGACCGGAAGGTAGACAGTGCAGCGGTCTCCCTTGAGGACGACCGGGAACGCGAGCATTCGTCCCTCGATGTTGTATCCGCGTTCGCCGACTAAATAGTGCGCATCCGCTTCGACCGCGAAGGCGTCCCAGATATGCTGAGTGCGCATGTTGATGTTGACGAGCTTGGCGAGCGTGTGCTTCTTGACTATGCGCGCGTGATCGTGTTGACGCGCGTTGGTGAAGCCGATGAATCTGAGGCTGTGCTTAAACGGCGGCGGGCGCTTGTTGCCGTTGTTGACTAGCTTGCAGGTAGAGAGAAACGCAGACGCAAACTTGCCGTCGCGCGCCATCTCCAGGGCGATGAGTTCGAGGAAGAACGGAAGGGTGAGCAGCAGTCGAAACGCGTGTGCGTCGAACTGCCAGAGTGTGCCGATAGGCGTGTACTCATACAGATCCGCGAGGATCTCGTAGCGGCGTTGTTCAACGTATGACATCATACCGCGCATGCGCTTGCCGATGCGCTCAGAGGTCGCGTTGGTGTACGGAGCGTAAGTGCGACGACGCATCATCTTATGGATCCATAAAAAAAAATCGTAAGTGCTCGCTATATGAGCAAAAAGGTGACGTCAGTGATTCTACACAAATGACGCAATATTCTACACCGGTGACGTCATTTCTACACCGGTGACGTAATGATTCTACATCATGTATAATGTGTACTCTCCAGTAGACCTAGGACTTGTGTGCCATGCACCAGAGGAGATTCAAATATCCCCAAATCATATCGTGCTAACAATACAAAAAAGAAATCTCCAATCCCCCTAATACTCTAGGGTGTTCATGCATGTAACTCTATTTCGTATCTAGTGGTCACTATCCACCGAAGAGTTTAGGGGTAGGAATAAGAATTAAGGTTCGGTTCCGTGTCCAGGTCTCAAATTTAGTATATGTTTTCCAAAAACTTTACAATTCCGAAGTACTGTAGAAAAAGCGTCAGCTTTTATAGTATTACCTACAGTACTTCGTAACTTTCTATAGTTACGTTTCTATAGAAACATGTCAGTGTTTCTCTCTGTATTTAGTTTACTCTATGAGTTTTTACAGGTTTAGGTTTATCTAATACCCCTGACTAGATACACCCCCAGTAATATTTCATGTTACCCTTATCTCTTATTTCTCTTATTACCTTATAGGTCAGGCAGTTGATAGGGTGTTGGCACCTGCAATGCCTCGTAGGTTGGTTTGATTCTCTTGGGCAGCCATCTCGTGTTGGGCCTTTGGGCCAGTAGTAGCTCCACCTGGTCGTCGGTGAGCTTCTGTTCGTCTTCGTCGGGCGGGTCCACGAACGTGTCTTCAAAGTTACCGCGGATTATGTGTGCCTCGCATACGCGGTCTCCGTGGTGGTAGGTCCACTTGAGTTCTATCCAATCGGTGACTCGGCGTTCAAACGCTTCCTTGTTGAATCCCTTCCACTTGTCCCACAAGCTCCAGGGGTCGTTGCTTGTGAGTATGACGACGGCGGCGTTAAGTTCGACGCTCCCGCCCTTCACTTCTCCTTTCACCTTGTAGTT